ATCCCAAGCCATTGGGTGAACGATTGTTTTATGCTGCTCATAGCGTGTGGACGGTGAAGTTGAGGGCCGAAATTGCGATGGTTCCGCCATCGCTTACGGCGTTGATGTAAATGGTAAACTCATCGTTTGCAGCACCTTGCAGCACCGTTTCGGTGAATACCGCATGGCCGTTGTTGTGCGATAGCGTGAGGTCAGCCAAGGACTGCTCAATAGGCGTGCCGTTCTTGGCGATGTAGACTTTCACCTGATTGCCGTTCCCTTGGGATAGCACCATGTTCACCGATACCCGCAAGGACGCATTGGTTGTACCTGTGTAGGTGATGGCGGTGGTTGTGCGGGTAAAGTTGTAGGCAGTCAGCAGTCCCGATTTTAGCGGAGTTGTCAACTTGACGGCCTGCCCTTGGGTCGGGGTGAAGTTCTTGGGTTCGTCGAGGTACAGGTTGGCCACGCCACGCTCTCGGTCCAAGGTGGCGGTATCGGCGAGGTCATCGAATAGGCCACCAACACGGGCGGCGGTGTTTGCGCCTGCGGCGGTTTCGTTGGTAATCGTTGCGGCACTTGCCTGCAACTGCGTTCTTGTTTGTACGCTCATGCGAAAGATGGGTCAAAGGTTTGGTCAAATATTTCTACATCCGACGCCCCGAAAACGGTGTACTGGATGGAATTGCCGTAGGTGTTAAAGGTCAGCGATACTACCTGTACATACGCCAAGCCCGTTTCAACCACCGCAACGGCTGCGCCAACCGTGCTACTGGTATCGTAAACCTCATACTTATACGAGCCTGTTTCAAGCGACCCCACGGTAATCTGAAATTTGTCATAGCGGTTTGTGTATTGCGAGAGGTTGGCCGATTTCAGCAGGGTAAAGTCGGTGGTCAGGTTCTTGGCGATGTTGGTCAAGCGCAAGATGTAACGGTCCCCCGACGAGGCCCGCTGCGTCCAAGTGACGACGATTGTATTGGTAGAATTGGGGGATAGGTAAATCACTCTATTCCCAAATGTAGAATCCGCCCGAATTTCACAATTTGCGCCCGATGCTTCGGTAGAGTTCGGCCCTGCGTTCGGCGGTCTTGGTGATGTCAAAGCGTTCACGGACATCTTTGGACAACTGCACGGCCAAGGCTTTGGCGTAGTCGGGTTCGTTGACGAACTTCCTCACCGCCTTGTACCATGCGTCTTTCTTGCCGTAGGGGATGAGCAACCCGTTGTGGCCGTGGACGACGATGTCGGTGTAGGGGATGGTTTCGCTTGCGATGATAGCCTTGCCCATCCATCCCGCTTCCACCACTTTCAGTTCGCTTTTAAGGCGGTTGAACTTGGTATCCCGAAGCGGAGCGATGGTGGCGTTGATGAAGTTGTATCCCCCGACATAGGAGTAGATGTCCGCCGCTTGGATGCGTCCGTAATTGGCGTTCTTGCCAGCACAAGAGAGCATCCGCTCGTAGTCATCGTACACCGCATTCCCATCGTTCCAACCGCCAAGGTAGATTTTGTATCGGCCATCCAGCGACTTGTCGTGAGCCAGCAATCCAAACGAATGTTCCACCAAGGCGATGTCCTCTTGATGCTGCGCCCCTCCGAACCAACCAATCTTAAACCTATCTTTCTCAGGCTCCGTGTCAGGATTAACCTGATACTGCTGATACGCTTCGTAGGGTTCGTTGGGCAGGATGGTCACGGCTTTGTTGAGCAGGCGAATCTTTTGGGCGAGGTGTTCGGTCGTCGTGGTCACATGGTCAGCCAAGCGGATATGTTCACGGATTTGCTCGTCCAACTTGGTGTCCAAATAGTGCCGATACATGATGTGTCCCGATTCCAGCACCCAATAGTCGTCAAGGTCCAAAATGACCTTCGCTCCAAAGGCCGTTAGAGCCTCGTAAACCTTCCGAATTTGGTCAAGTGTGCCTTGACACCAAAGACGATTAAATAGCCACACATCAACGGTCTTTAGGTCCTCATCTTTGACATTGGCGATATTGTCCACGCACACATAATCGAACTCCGTGTAGTTGTCGCCAAGGTAGGCGTTCGGCATTTCCAACCGATAGAACGAGCAGCCCGTTGGATGGGCGTTGTAAACGATACAAATTCTCATACCCAAAGGTACAAAAAAAAGGGCCACCCCGTGAGAGATGGCCCTAACCACTAAACCATGCGGGAGTATGAGAACCCGCAGGTCAAAGATACTTTACGAACCGCTGATTTGGGTCGTGGAAGCGGAGAAAGTTGCGGCTGCGATGTTCAGCATCGGGTCGGGTTCCATGCCCGTCAGCGTCATCTCGTAGCCCGAACGGTCACCGAATGCAGTCCCCGTTCCAGCGGTTCCAGCGGATGCTTCCAAGCCATTCGCAGCACCAAGCAACCAGTAGCGTCCGTTGTTGTCAAGGACGATGACCAAGAGGCGATTCCGAGCCAAGAGGCGCAACTCATTGCGGACGGAGGTCTGCAACTTGTTGATGGTGAAGGTCACTTCGGGGGTGTAGAACAAAGTGCCGTTCTCGGTGCTTGCGTTCAAGGTTTCGGTCATGCTGGAAGTCGCCTTTGTGAGGTCGTATTCAAACCAAGAACCCGACACCGAGGTAGGCGTGAAACCAGTTACCAAGCCGCTACCGTTCGTATTCACGGAACCCGTAGCGTTCAAGGTTTGGACAAAAATAGTTTTGATACCGCCAACCGAGTTGCGGCATCCGAGGGCGTAGCCCGTAGTTAAGGAACAAGACATAGTGTATATTTTATTTTAGGGTTGCGAACAAAATAACGGGGGGCAGTTACCCACCCCCCTTACACTTAGGCCAATTTCCAGTCAACGATGAGGTCGGGGTAAGCGACTTGGACACCAACTTTGAAGGCGGCTTGGAAGCGGACTTCATCGTTGTCCTGCGAGTACCACAGGGAGAAGTTTTCCTCGTCCGAGAGCAAGTCGGTTCCGTAGAAGAAGTTACCGAGGTAAGAACAAACCATGCGGTTGTAACCAAGCAAGCCTGGGACTGCAACGACACGGACATTGGTACCAGGGTAGAAGATGTCACCATCGGCAAGGCCCTGCAAATCAACTTGGTTGTAAAGCACGCTGGAGGTGGACTTCAACGCTCCAATCAAGGTGCGGAAAGTGTCCCAGCCGCAGAATATGACCAAGTCATTGCGGGTCAAGATGGCCTGCGGAATGCGAGTGTAGATGTTGTCAAAGATTTGGATGGCGTTGCTTGTGGTGATTGAACCCGAAATCGCAGCGGTGTTACCCGATACGGTTGAACCCGATGCAGCGTTCAAGATTGTCAACAAACCAGTTACCAAGGTGGAACCAGACCAGATTGCGTTCTCCAACGCTTCGGCGATGCGCAGGGCTTTCTGCTCGGCGAATGCCTGCTCAAAAGGAACACCGTCGTATGTAGAACCTTGGGTCAACTGGGACTGCATCCAGTATTGTTCCAGCGAGCGAGGGCAAAGAGCCTCTTGAACTTTCATGGGCGCAACGGTGATATTCCTTTGCGAGAAAGTTGTGGTTCCTGATGCGGTCCATCCGCAGGCAGTACCCGCAGCAAGGGCGGCATCCGTGTCCATCAAATTGAGGGCAGCGGCTGATTTAATACCCACCTGCTTCGTGAACAGGGCGGCGGTACGGGCCGAGAATACGGCCTTGGTGATGAGCGGCAACCGTTGTTGGTCGGTGTACGCAAGTAGAGTTCCAAGAGAAAATGACATGGCTTTTTGTTTTGGGGGTTAAAGTTTATTTGGATTTTTTAAGAGTTTGGATTGCTTGGGCGAGGTTATTAAAGTTCTGCTGGGCAGAGGCTTTGCGTTGCTCCACGATAGCAGAGGCGGTTGGCTTGGGGGCTTCGGTCGGGAGTTCTGCGACCTTTTCAACGATGTCGGTCATGGTTTCCATCTGCGAGGCAAAGGCAGCCATCTTGTCCTTCATCTTACCCATCTCGGTGTAGGCGGCCTTCAATTCCTCCATGATGCTGACCAAGTGCTTCTTGACGATTTCTTCAACCATCAACGGGTCCACCATCGGATAGCCTTCTGCGATTTCGCTGACCACTTCGCCCGCAACTTCGGGGGTGATTTCAGCGGCAACGGCCACTTCTTCGGCAGGTGATGGGGCTTCGGCTACAATAACTTCGGTGATTTTGCCACCTTCGGTTTTGATGACACCAACGCCTTCCACTTGATGCTCACCATCGGGAGCGGGCAGGGTTTCATCTTCGGTTATCACATACACGGCGGTTCCTGCAACGAGGTCGCCGTCCACACGGACAACGGTTCCGTCCACCAACTTGTAGTCGGCGAAGGCTTGCTTTTGGGTTGTGAACTTCCGCAACTCGGTGCGGAGGGTGTCAATGGCTGATTTTAGGTTCATGTTATTGGGATTTGTATTGAGGTTGGATATGTTGCAAAAAGTTCGTCAAATCGTCTGCGAGGCCCGCAAGTGCGACCTCTAATTCCGTGCCAGTGTTCTTCATCCCGAACAAGCCCTCCACCGAGAAACCCTTGAAGGCATGGCGATTCTCCCACACTTCGTCGTTCTCCACTTTGAAGGAGCCGAACCAAGAGCCGTCGGGGGTGTCCTCGTAGCCTTTGGGTGCAAGTACGCCCCGCTCGGTGTCGGTGATGTAGGATTCAAACATGAACACCCCATCCAGTTCGGCGTTGTGATAGGCGTTCACATTGTGCTGGTTCCCTTGCTTGAAGTACTTCTGCACGATTTTGCGGATGGTAGCCTTGTCGAATACGACATAGTACTCCCCGTAGGTGTCGTCCTTGCGATATATGGGAGTATCGGCAAGCATGAGCGGTCCCGTCAGCACCCTGCGTTCCCCCGTTTCGGCGAATCGCTGCGGGGTCTTGGCGAAGGCTTGGAAGGGTTTCTCAATGGCAGGCATATCAACGAGGGCCACGAATTGCACGCCTTCGTCCACTTCGTCCACGGTCATCCGATATACGGGTAGTTCCATGTAGGCAAGTGTAGCGGTTAGCCTAATGTTGCAAATTCGGACAAGCGGCGCACCCTGCTAGTCGTCTGCTGGATGTCCCGCTCCACGACATAGGCCCGCATGGGTTGCATCCCTTGGCCTTGGCCGTTCCCAAAGGAGGATAGGTCGGTCGTGTTGGGATTGCTGAAAATTGGGGGAGCAGCACCGCCCCCCGCACCCGAAGGCATCGGTCCACCAGGTGAAGGCGCACCGCCTCCTTCCCCGCCGCTTGTGATAGCCTTGCCTGCTGCAATGCCCGCCGCCGTGATAGATGCAATCCGCAAGCCCGCACGAATCTTGGCCATCGTGTTGAGGGCCTTGGTTTGTGCGATACCTACTGCACCGCCAGTCAAAGCGTTCGCAGGGTTAGCAAAAGCCATTGCCGCATTGGCCGACATTTCTTTTTGAAGGTTTATGATGACATTGGCGATAGCCGAACCTTTCTCAATAGCCAACGCCGCAATGGCCAAGCCTTTGTTTTCCCCTGCAAATGCGGAGAGCGTCTGCCCGATGGCTGCAACGGAATCAAAGACGACCTGCTCCTTGTAATCGGCAACCGCTTTCTCAATGGCTTTGCGTTCTTCGGCGTTCTTGCGGTCGTGTTCAAGAATTGCATCGCTTTCGGCAAAGTATGCTTCTGCAAAGGCGTTGAAGTCAGCGGTCTGCTGGTCCAACAACGCTTTCTCGTAGGCGACCGAATCGGCCTCCGCTTGGAGTTCAGCAGCAGCAAGGATGGCGAGGCGTTCGTTCTCTGCGATGCGGTCTGCAATGGCTTTGTCACGGGCGGCTTTGCGTTTGGCATCAGCAGCGATGAGGCCGTCGGTGTGGGCCTCGTATGCGCTGCGGTATTTCTCCAACTGCACCTCTTGGTCCTTCAATGCCTGTGCCTGCTCCGCTGCTCGTTGCTTCGGGTCGGGTAAGTTCAAGAACCGACGGACCGCTGCGGT